GTAATGGTTTCGCTAATCCTACAACACCAGGTATTGGTGGAATAGGTAAATATGACTTATCATTTACTCCAATAGGTGTTTGTGGTGGAGGAAACTCTTGGACTGGACCAACTAATTCTGGAGATAATGTAACTATATTTGGAGGTGCCGGTGGAACAACAAACCCACCAAATTCTGGTTCAGCAGCGCCGGCTAATAGAGGTGGTGGTGGTGGAGGCGCTAGAGGTGTTGGTAACTTTGGTGGAGCTGGTGGTAGTGGTAAAATACAAATCCGTTACGCTGGTACTTCTAGAGCAACAGGTGGACAAATAGAAACTGGATTAATATCTGGTTCTTACTATACATTACATACATTTACCGCAAGTGGAAACTTTATTCCAATAAGATAAAAAAATTACTATATTTTTATATATAATTGTTAAATAACTAAATACAAAAACTATGAACGCAACAGAAGTATTAAAGAAGATTCTAACTACCTTAGCATTGGTTAAGGAAGAAGTAGAATTTACATACGCAAAATTAGCTGACGGTACAATATTAGAATCTCCAACATTTGATGTAGGCGAATCAGTAGATGTTGTATCTGAAGATGGAACTAAGACTGCAGCACCAGATGGTGAGCACGAAGTAGTTCTAAAAGATTCTGAAGGGAACGAAGTAAGAATCAAAGTAATTACCAAAGATGGTAAAATTACTGAAAGAGAAAACGTGGAGTTAGAAGCTCCAGCAGAAGATGAAGTTAAAATGGAATCTATCGCAGGTGGTGACATGGGCGATGACGAAGAAGTTGATACTGAAGAAACTGCAGAACCAATCTCCGAAGATATGAAGAAGCATAACGAAATGAAGAAAATGGTAGAAGAAATGCAATATCGTATTGAAGAATTGGAAAAGAAATACAATCAGATGGAAACCATTAAAGAAGGTGGAAAAGCTGATGAAGTTAAAACTGAACCTTTGCCTGGCGATCCTGGTTACAAAGCTGATGAAAAGATGGCAGCTGTAGAACCTGACGAGGATGAAGATGAAGATGAACTTCCAAAATTGGATGGTGCACCAATTGATGAAAATGCACAAAAATCAAATATAAAATTAGGAAAGAATGGTATAAGTGCTAATCCACAAAATACTTTTTTATCTAAACTATATAAATAAATAATTAAAATCATTTAGCAATGAAAAAACAACAAAATTTTGCACAACCAGCAGTTACAACAACTTACGCTGGTGAATTCGCAGGAAAATACATTGCAGCGGCTTTATTATCAGCTAAAACATTGGACAACCAATACATCACAATCATGCCGAATGTGAAGTTTAAGAGTGTTATCCAATCAATTGCAGTTGATTCAATAATTAACGATGCATCATGTAATTTTACAACTTCTGGTACTGTAGCTCTTACTGAGAGAATCTTAGAACCAAAAGAACTTCAAGTTAACCTTGAATTATGTAAGCAAGAATTCGTAGATAGCTGGCAGGCACTTCAATTGGGCTACAGCGCATTCGATGAAATCCCTAAAGATTTCAACGATTTCTTAATCTCTTATGTAGGTGGAAAAGTAGCACAAGCTACTGAAGAATCTATTTGGAGAGGTGTTAACGCAACTAACGGACAATTTGGTGGTATCTATACCGCTTTATCTTCTTCAGTTGTAGCAGGTGGAACAAACGCTCCTGTAACTTCTTCTCAATCAGGTTCTATCACTTCTGCAAACGTATTGGCAGCATTACAAAATGTAGTAGATGCTATTCCAACAACTGTTTATGGAAAAGAAGATGTGATGATTTACATCCCAACTAACGTTGTTAAGGCTTATCAACAAGCTTTATCTGGTGTAAACGTAACAAACGCAGGTGCTCAATCAGCATTAGCAGCAAACGGCTTTGACAGTAAAATGACTGTAGGTGCAAAACCATTGAACTTCAATGGTATTGACTTAGCTCATTGTCCTGGTTTAGCAGCTTCAGCAGTAGTAGCAGCACAAAAATCAAACTTATACTTCGGTACAGGTTTATTGAGTGACTACAATGAAGTAAGAGTATTAGATATGGCTAACTTAGATGGTTCTCAAAATTATAGAATCATTATGAGATACACAGCTGGTACACAATATGGTATCGGAACTGACATCGCAATCCATAAGAACTATTAATATATTGAATGAATAATGGGAGGGTGTAATTCCCTCCCTCATTCTTAAATGTATTAAAAACAAAAAATTAACTTAAAAAACTAAAAACATGGCTTGTAATTTAACAATTGGTAGAAATGAACCTTGTAAAGATTCAATCGGCGGTTTAGATTCAGTTTTCTTTGTAAACTACACATCTGGCTCATTAGCAACGTCTTCTCAGGCGGATACTGATGCTTTGATAGAATCTTTACCTACTGGATTAACGGTTTATCAATACCAACTAAAAGGAAATTCTAGCTATACTGAAACAGTTAACTCATCAAGAGATAACGGTACTACTTTCTTCTCACAAGAATTAGTCCTAAACTTGAAGAAATTAACTAATGAGATGACAACTCAATTAAAGTTGATGGCTTATGGTAGACCTCAAATCTTCGTACACACTAGCGCAGGGGATACCCTATTAGTGGGACAAAGAGAGGGTGCAGATGTAACTGGTGGAACTATCCAAACAGGAGCGGCATTGGGTGACTTATATGGTTACTCAGTAACATTCACTGGATTAGAACCATTCCCAGCACCATTCGTATCAGGCTCAACATTTGGTAACCCATTTGGAGCTATGGCTAATCAACCAACTATTGTAGGAAACACTAACTCATAGTATAGAAAAGAAATAATTAAAAGGGTAGCACGGGTGTTACCCTTTTTTTATGTCTATTACTATAATACATTCTAAAATTGTTAAATAATAAACTAAAGACGAGATAATGCTAACATACTACTCATCAGGAAGTAACATATGGACATTCCGCGTACAACCTACGGGTTCTGCAAACCTTAAATTGTATTTGCAAGATATGACAACTTTAGAAAACTATACTGCATCATTATCAAATTACACATATGATGCATATGAATCTAAGTTATCTTTCACAGCTTCGCAAGTTCCCCTATTCGTATCAGCTAGTGTTGGTACACAATGGAGAGCATTTATAAATGATACTACTTGCTCAATATGGCATGGTAGTGTTAGTGTATTTACATCTCAATCTGTTAATAAACCTAACTATGTAAATCAGATTCCTTTGGAAGATGTTTATATTAGTAATGTGAGTAACAACGAATATATAATTTTAGAATAATATGAAATTGAATCAAAATTTAAGTGTTGTAAATATGGCACAACAAGACATCCCTGTAATAACTGAAGATACAAAAACACGCTATCAATGGGTGCCTGTTGGTATTATCGGACCTGATGATTTCTTTCAGAATGTAACCGATGCTTATAATAACTCTACAACAAACGCTGCATGTATAGAAGGGATAGCTGACTTAATATATGGTAAAGGTATTTACACAAAGAATAAGGCCTTTGAACAAACATTAGGTAAGATACTTCCACAAGAAGAAATGAAGCGTGTAGCATTTGATTTAAAATTATATGGTAATGCTGCATTTCAAGTATATTGGGATGATAAGCATGAAAAGATTATAAAGATGTTCCACGCTCCAGTACAAAACTTTAGAGCTGAGAAACTTTATGAAAATCCAAAAATAGAAAACTATTATTATTGTACTGATTGGAGTGACCATAAAGCACAAAGAAATAAAAAGAAGATAGCATCTTTTGGTACTTCTAGAGATAAGATGGAAATTCTTTGGATTAAAAACTATTCACCAGGTAAATATTATTATTCACTACCTGATTGGATTCCTGCTTTACAATTATCTTTTGTAGAAGCTGAATTATCTAACTTACATTTAAACAATATTGAAAATGGTTTCTTACCATTAGTAATGTTGAATATGAACAATGGTATTCCAGCTCCTGAAGAAAGAGATACAATTGAAGACCTAATTGAGCAGAAATTTACAGGCACAAGAAATGCAGGACGTTTTATTATCACATTCAATGACGATCCTGAAAGAAAACCAACAATAGAAACTATACAAACTGATAATCTGCATGATAAAACAAAGTATGTTGCAGAATACGCACAAGATAGAATCTTAGTTGCACATAGAGTAACATCACCATTATTATTTGGTATTAGAACTGTAGCAAATGGATTTAGTTCTCAATCAGAGGAAATGAAAACCGCTTACTCTATTTTACAAACAATGACAATTACTCCATTCCAAAACTTAATCATTAACTTCTTAGCTGAAGCATTTGATAAAGGTGGGTATGAAGCTTCTGAATTATACTTTGAACAATTAACACCATTGGTAATTCTTTCAGAAACAGCAGAGGAAACAGGACAAACAGTTGACCAGGTGCAAGATGATATTAACGAACAGGCTGAAAATCCTGCGGAGATAGAAGATAATCCATCAGCAGTAGATGAAAATATAGAAACTGAAACTCTAAGTGATTATAGTAGAAGTAACCCTAATTTCAAAAAGAACTTTGAAACATATAAAAATAACTAAGATATGGCATACGCTTTATTTATAACAAGAAACGATATAATCAAAAACACCCCATTACAGGGTTCTATTGATGCAGATAGATTACTTAACTTTGTGAGAACTGCGCAGGACAAATACATCCTAAATTTATTAGGTACAGTCCTATTTGATTTTTTACAAGCTCGTATAGTAGCAGGAACAATTGGTTCATTAGATTCCTATTATCAGGACCTAATCAACGAACATATCAAGCCTACATTAATATGGTACGCTTGTGTTGAATACATCCCTTTTAGTGGGGTGCAATTCAAAAGTGAAGGTGCAGTGAAGCATGAAACAGAAACGGCTAAATCGGTAAGCAAAAACGAAGTAGATTATCTTCTTCAAAAAGCTATGAACAATGCTGATTACTACGCAACTAGAATGCAGAACTATCTAATATCCTTTTCTAATCAAATACCGCAATACTATCAATCAGTAGGAAATCAAACACAAATCTACCCTGATATGGGAAATGCTTATTTTGGTGGAATAAACTTATAATAATATGCCTGTAAATTTAGTAAATAACTTAGGTACTAATTACGTTTTATATTATAACGCAATTAACTACTTCAAAACAATAATGAAGAATCACCCATCTATTCAAAGGGTTACTTATGGTAGTAATTTTGAATTAGATATGGATGAATTTCCACAATATCCAATTGGTAATGTGATAATAACAAACGCTAGATTCCAACAAAAAGTACTTCATTATACAGTCCAACTTACTATTGCTGATAAAGTTAAACTAAAAAATAACGAAAGTATTGGTAGTGCAAACGATGAAACAGTACCTTTTTATGGTAGTGATGATACGGTTGATATACACGCTAATTCATTTTCAATACTAAATGACCTTATATCATTTACACAAAGAGGGACAGATGCAATAGATATTATTACAGAACCTAGAGCTGTACCATTTAAAAATGAATTTCCAAATGCATTAGCAGGTTGGGTTTGTACATTTGATATAGAAGTATTTAATTCGCAAGATATATGTTTATATCCTAACCTATTGGGTACTGCATTAGATATTAAAGGTGTACAAACTGATTGTTAATGAAAACATTAGAAGAAGTAGCTCAAACATACGCAAAGCTAGCCCAATTATATATGATAAGTGGGAATTGGAAACCTGCGTATA